GCCCGCCAATCTGATACACGATGGCTGCGACGAGGTGGTGGGGCTGCTCAACGACGCCGCCCGTTTCTTCTACTGCGCGAAGGCGAGCAAGGCCGACCGGGACGAGGGGTGCGAGGGGATGGAGGCGAGAACCACTAAAGCATTTGAAGGCGGGCAAATCGCATCCGCAAAAACCCCCGAGGCAATGGGCGGTGAACGCACAACCCGCAACCATCATCCCACCGTCAAGCCTACCGACCTGATGCGCTATCTCTGCCGTCTCGTCACCCCACCGGGCGGCACCGTCCTTGATCCGTTCATGGGGTCAGGCTCAACGGGTAAAGCCGCGATGCTGGAGGGCTTCGGCTTCATCGGCATCGAGCGCGACCCGGAGTATGTGAAGATAGCCGAGGCGCGGATTGGTGCGGCCAAAGATAGAGCGGGGCTTTTCGGATGAAATACTACTGCATCACGCTTTCCGAGACCCCGGAGCGCACCGAGCACGCCCGCGCGCAGGCTGCGAAGGCTGGCATCGAGTTGGATTTCATCTACGGCATCTTCGGCAAGACGATGCAGGTGAAGTCCGAGATTCCGATGCACTCGGACTACTTCGTGACGCGCGGCGCGACCTGTCTCGTCTTGTCGTGGCACATCGCGTGGCAAATTGCGTGGCGCGAGGGGCATGAGGAGTTCGTGATCTTCGAGGACGACTTCATCCTGCCGGACAACTTCGCCGAGCGCTGGGCTGCGATACGCGCCGAGGTGCCCGAGTGGTGCGACCTTGTGTACTTGAACTCGTGCTGCACGGACCAGAAGCCGGCGAAGAAGGAATCGGCGAACCTGTGGGACATCAAGTACCCGCTGTGCACGGCCGCCATCTGGCACCGCCGGCGCGCGATCCCGACCCTGCAGATGTACACGAAACCCGCGAACACGCCGGTGGACATCCTGCTCGAGTGGTACGCGCTGCCGCACCTGCGGGTGCTGACGGCGGTCCCGCCATTGGTCTCCCAGGCAACGCAAGATCTTGCGGTGCCGATGCCCTCGACCATCCACATGTGAGGTATCCGTGAATGCTAAAGCCAAGCGACGTGGCGCGGTTCCAGCGCCGGCTCGACAAGAAGGGTCCCGAGAAGCCGGAGCCGCCGAAGGGTGGCGGGAAGGGTGCGCCGCCGCCGCCCTCCGGGAAGAAGGCGGCCTGATACTCGGCGAGCGGCTGCCGGCGGGGCGCTTCGTGCGCCTCGAGGTGCCGTGCGCGCCGATGCTGCCGTGTAACCCGTCGGTGGCGGTCGGCCCGGGCGGGGAGCTGCGGTGCCTCATCCGCGCCGTGAACTACGAGCTCGGCGAGACGGACGGGATCTGGTTCCGTGACGACCCGGGGCCGGATACGGTCAACTACATCGCCGACATCGGCGACGATTTGGCGCTCGGCCGGGTCGAGCGCGTGGACGATGCCTCGCAGCGGATCTCGCGGCTGCCGTGCCGGGACGGCTTAGAGGACGGGCGGCTCTTTTGGTTCCGTGGGCGGTGGAGATTTACGGCCTCCGGGCTGTACCACGGGCCGCGGGTGCGCACGACGATGGCGCTCTGCGCCTTGGACGGGTGTCTGGTCGATGAGCTCGAGTTCCTGCATAGCCCGCACGCGCGGGAGATGGAGAAGAACTGGATGCCGCGCGCCGACGGCGACCGGCTCTCGTTCGTGTACTCGCACCACCCGGCAGAGTCGTACCAGCTGCTGCCGGCGCGGGAGAAACTCTGCTTCGAGTCGTCCATCGGCTTGCAGGGCTGGTCCGGCGGCTCGCAGATCATCCGCCACGGCGACGCCTGGGTCGGGGTGGTACACCAGCGGCGCAAGGAGCGCGGGCGGGTGTACTACGCGCACCGGCTGGTGCGCTACGACGACAAGCTGATGCCGGCGCACGCCGGGCGGGAGTTCTACTTTCGAGGCGTGCAGGTTGAGTTCTGCGCCGGACTTGCGGAGCACGGCGGCGGCTTCGTGCTCTCGTTCGGGGTGAAGGACCGGGAGGCGTGGCTGGTGCGGCTGACGCCTGCGGAGGTTGGCGCCCTTTTGGCCTGACAATGGGAATAGGCTAGAACCGGCACGGGTGGCGATTCCATGTATGGCGAAAACGGGTCGATGATCGAGCAGAGCGAGGAGGCCGTCGGGGCGCTTGAGCCGATGGACGATGCCGACCTCGAGGCGTTGGTCGGCGGCGAGCTGACGGACGCCACCTCGTTCATCGACGCGGAGCTGTCCCCGGTCCGCGCGCGCGCCATCCAGTACTACCGCGGCGAGCCATTCGGCAACGAGGAGGAGGGGCGCTCGCAGGTCGTCTCGACCGACGTTCGGGACACCATCAACGGCATCATCCCGTCGTTGATGAAGGTTTTCTTCGGCTCGAAGAAGATCGTGCAGTTCGCGCCGCGCAACCCCGAGGACGTGGCGTCTGCCGAGCAGGCGACCGACTACATCAACCACATCTTCCAGAACGACAACAACGGTTTCTTGATCTGTCACTCGGTCTTCAAGGACGCGCTACGCGGCGCGCTTGGAATTGCGAAGTACGTCTGGGAGGTGAAGGTCGAGGTCAAGACCGAGTACTTCACCGGCCTGGACGATGCAGCGCTGACGGTGCTGCTCTCAGAGCCGGACGTGGTGGGGAGCGCCATCTCGTCGATGGATGACCCTTCGTACCAGCCGCCGGTGGACCCGATGACGGGCGCGCCTGTGGTGGACCCTGCGACGGGCCTGCCGCCGCCGTCGCCGCAGATCTACTCGGTCGAGCTCAAGCGCGAGTCCAAGAATGGCCGGGTGCGCATCGAGGCCATCCCGCCCGAGGAGTTCCTGATCGACCGCCGCGCGCGCTCTGTCGAGGATGCGACGCTGGTCGCGCACCGGCGCATGATGCGCGTCTCTGACCTTGTGGCGCTCGGCTACGACAAGGATGAGGTCGAGGCGCAGATGGGCGCCTATGAGCTCGACACGAACGACGAGTACTTGGCGCGCAACCCGTATGCGCAGTCCTATGGCCCGGGCGGCACGCAGGACGACAAGCGGGTGCTCTACTGCGAGGCGTACATCCGGGTCGACTACGACCGGGACGGCATCTCGGAGCTGCGCAAGATCTGCACCATCGGCCCGGGCTACAAGATGGTGATGAACGAGCCGTGCTCGCACTCGCCGTTCGCGCTCTTCTGCCCGGACCCGGAGCCGCACGCGCTCATCGGGCTCTCGATGTTCGACATGACGGCCGACTTGCAGAAGATCAAGTCGGCGATCATGCGCAACATGCTCGACTCGCTGTCGCTTGCCATCCACCCGCGGGTGGGCGTGGTCGAGGGGCAGGTCAACATGGACGACGTGCTGAACACCGAGGTGGGCGGCGTCATCCGTATGCGTCAGGCCGGGGCGGTGCAGCCGTTCGCCGTGCCGTTCGTCGGTCAGGCCGCCTTCCCGATGCTGGGGTATCTCGACGAGGTACGCGAGAACCGCACGGGCATGAGCAAGGCTGCGATGGGCCTCGAGGCCGACGCACTCCAGAGCACCACCCGCGCGGCGGTCGCCGCGACGGTAAGCGCAGCGCAGCAGCATCTTGAGCTGATCGCCCGGATTTTCGCCGAAACCGGGATGCGCGCCCTGTTCAGGGGCATTCTCAAGCTCGTCGTAGAAAATCAGGACCGAGCGCGGGTGGTGCGCCTTCGCAATCAGTGGGTGCCGATCGACCCTCGTTCGTGGAACGCCGACATGGACGTCGAAATCGACGTCGCCCTTGGCGGTGGCACGGAGGAGCAGCAGGTCTCGGTGCTGACCGCCATCGCCCAGAAGCAGGAGCAGATCCTGCAGACGATGGGGCCGCAGAACCCGCTCGTGTCGCCGCAGCAGTACCGGAACACGCTCGCGCGACTGGTGCAGGTCTCCGGCTTCAAGAACGCCGACGAGTTCTTCTCGAACCCGGCGATGATGCCGCCGCAGCCGCCCCCGCCGCCCCCGCCGCCTGACCCGGCGATGATCTTGGCCGAGGTGGAGCGCCAGAAGATCATGGCGGACATCCAGAACAAGCAGGCCGAGCTCGAGCTCAAGCGCCAGCAGATGCTTCTCGAGGATGACCGCGCGCGCGACAAGCAGGAGGCGGAGATGATGCTTCGCGCCTACGAGATCCAGTTGAAGAGCGGCACGGCGGTAGACGTCGAGAGCATCAAGATGATGATGGCCGAGCCTCGCACGGCGAGCCCGAGCGTGCAGCGTCCGGTCATGCCGGAGATTGTCCCGTTCGAGCCGCCGCCGGTTGCGCCCATGGCGCCGCCGGTTGGGTGATGGACGATGCAGGAGCTGATTGTCCCGGCGCCGCCGAATCCGAATCTGGCGCCGCAGGCATACTTCCCGCAGTACCATAACCAGCTCAACAACCAGTTGAGGCTCTACCTCAACACCTTGGCGAGCAACCAGCGCGAGATCGTCGAATTCATCAACAGCCTGACCAACTTGAACCTACTCAGCAAAAACAACTTCGACGCATTCGGGCGCCTTCGCGTCTCGCAGCCGTTCACGCTGTTTGACAGCCAGAACCGCTACGCGGCGGACCCGTCTTTCGATACGTCGCTGACCGGCTCTGGAACCTCGACGTTCCTCACCAACGAGTCGGCGGTAAGCCTCGCCGTGACCACGGCATCCGGCGACAAGGTGGTTCGGCAGACGAAGCGGTGCTTCCCCTATCAGCCTGGGAAGAGCCTGTCATTCTTGATGACGTTTGTGATGGCCGCTGCAAAGACGAACCTGCGCCAGCGCGTGGGGTACTTCGATTCGAACAATGGGTTGTTTCTGCAGCGCAACGGGACTGAGCTCTCGTTCATCATCCGCAGCTACACCGGTGGATCTGTCGACGACACCCGAAAGGTAATCCAGTCTGCATGGAACGGCGACAAGCTCGACGGCAGCGGCGCTAGCGGCATCACGCTTGACACCACGAAAGCGCAGATACTTTTCGCGGACTTCGAGTGGCTTGGCGTGGGGTCGGTGCGTGTCGGGTTCGTCATCGACGGCCAGTACATCACGGCGCACACGTTCGACAACGCCAACGAGGTGACATCGGTCTATATGCAGACCGCGACGCTGCCGCTGCGAATCGAGATCGAGAACACGGCCGCGACCGCGAGCAGTTCGAGCATGAAGCAGATATGCTCGACGGTGATTTCTGAGGGCGGCTACGAGCAGACCTCCATCGAGCGCGTGGCCCGAAGGTCCACGACGCTCACCGGAATCGGGACATCGTTCGTGCCGCTGGTGTCTATCCGGCTCGCGTCGGATTCTCTCGGGGCGGTCATTTTGCCAAAGCAGGTGCGTGTGCTTCCGATCGCCAACGGCGAGTACGAGATAGCGCTGGTCAGGAACGCGACGCTCACCGGCGCGTCCTACGATACGACGACCTTTGCCAGCGTGGACCTTGATGTGACCGCGACCGCCATGTCTGGCGGGGACATCGTGCTGAATGAATACGCCACGGCGAGCAACCAAGCCGGCGTGCAGGCGCAGAACGATTTGCTCTACAACTTCGATATGCAGCTCGGCGCGACCATCGCCGGGACGAGCGATGTCTATACGGTGGCCGTCAGAGTCTTGAGCGGCACCGGGTCTGCCATCGGGTCATTGGCCTTTTATGACTTGTCGGAATAGGTGACGCATGAGCAACGCATTCATGGGGCAGCGCCAGTCGGCCTCGCCGTTCGGCTTCGGCGGATTCAGCGGCGGGTACTCTCCGCCGCAGATGATGGAGCCGTCGTATGGCGGGTTCAGTCCGTTCGGCGGGTTCGATGGCGGCATGGGCGGCTTCAATCAGTTCGGCGGCTTTGGCGGTGGCATGGGCGGCTCGCTGTTGCCTCTGCCGCAGCCGACGGTCAATGACCTCTTCTCGCAGTACTTCTCGAGCCAGTACTACGGCGGCCCTGCCTTCAACCCGTTCGCGGCGACGTCGTTTTTCGGCGGCGGGTACGGTGGCGGCTTCGGCTTTGGCGGTGGTGGCGGAATGGGCCGCGGCGGCCGTCGCCGGATGCGGCCGATGATGGGGCGGGAGGCCGCGACCATCGACGCGCCGCCGCCGTCGCTGTCGCAGCTCTTCGCGAGCGAGTTCAGCCCGATGCAGTTCGGCGGGCCGCCGCAGCAGCGGGTTGAGGCTGGTCCGCAGCCGATGTCGGAGCCGCAGCCGCAGCCGTACATGGGCGGCGCGCTTCCGACGCCGGCGTACTCATCGCCGTCGCCGTTCTTCGCCAGCCCGTTCGATCGCATGGCGATGATGGGCGGCTTCCGGTGAAGACCCCCGCCTGGCAGCGCGCAGCGGGGAAGAGTCCGCGCGGCGGGCTGACCAAGCGTCCCAAGACCGGGCTGCTGGCTTGAGCGAGCGCAACCCGTACATCGACGCCGGCCGCGCGGTGCAGGCGAAGGAACTGATCGAGAACCCGATTCTGGTCGAGGCCTTCTCTGAGCTCGAGCGCCGGTACATGGAAGCATGGCGGCAGAGCAAGCCCGCCGACCAGGAGGAGCGCGAGCGCCTGTGGCTCGCGGTCGGAATCTTGGCCGAGATCCAGCGCCACCTTCGCGTGGTCGTGGACAACGGCGTCATCGCCAACCGAGACATCGACAAGTTGTCCGGTCGGCGGTGAATAATGGAGACATGAGCACTACCGGCACGGGTACACCCCCGGGAAACGTACAGTCCACGCAAGATGTCTTCGAGCAGATGCTCGCCGCCGATGAAGGCAAAAACGAGCAGCCCGAGACGGAAGGTGTGGTGGCAGAAGAGCCTGAGTTGGCGGCAAGCGAGTCCGCTGACGAGGGCGAGCAGACCGAAGGCGAGGAGGAGGCCGAAGAGGCGCCCCAGCAGGTCCAGACTTTCCGCGTCAAGGTTGACGGGGAAGAAGTCGACGTCCCGCTGGATGAGCTGCTGAAGGGCTACTCTCGCACCGCGGACTATACGCGCAAGACGCAGGCTATCGCCGAGGCCCGGAAACAGGCCGAGAAGGAAGCAGCGGCGGCGCGGGAAGAGCGGCAACGGTACGCACAGACCTTGGCAGCCCTGGAAGGGTCGCTCAAGTCGCTGCAACCGCCCGAGGTCGATTGGGATCGCCTGTACCAGGAGAACCCGGTCGAGTGGGTGAGACAGCGCGAGCTGGTCCGGTCCAGGCAGGAGCAGGCGGCATGGGTGCAGACCCAGAAGCAGGCTCTGGTGGAGCAGCAGCAGGCGGAAGAGAGAGCGGAGGCCGAGAAGACCCTCGAGGCCGAGCGCACAAAGCTCTTGGAAGCCATGCCGGAATGGCGCGACGCCGACAAGGCGCGCGCTGAGAAGGCGAAGATCGTCGAGTATGCCACCGGGAAACTCGGTTTTACGACCGAAGAGGTCTCGGACATCTACGACGCTCGAGCCGTTCTGGCGCTGCGCAAGGCGATGATGTTCGACGAACTGATGAGCAAGCGCGATCAGATGCGTCCGAAGATCATCCAGAAGGCCAAGCCCATGCGGGCCGGGTCTGCCTCCACGCCGAATGCAGGCAAGGTCGTCGCATCCAATGCGGCTCTTTCAAGACTCGCAACCAGTGGCAGCACGCGCGACGCGGCTGCCGTGTTTGAACAATTCTTGGAGTAACGACCATGTCCCAGACCAGCAACACTTTTGATACCTTCAATGCGAAGGGCATCCGCGAGTCCCTGTCCAACGTGATCTACAACATCTCGCCGGAGGAGACGCCGTTCATGTCGAACGTCGGCCGCGAGAACGTGAAAAATACGTACTTCGAGTGGCAGACCGACTCGCTCGCCGCCGCCTCGACCACGAACGCGCAGGTGGAAGGCGACGACATCAGCGCCTTCGACTCGACCGCTGCGACCACCCGCCTCGGCAACTACACGCAGATCAGCAACAAGACGCTGCTGATCTCGGGTACGCTCGAGTCGGTGGACAAGGCCGGCCGCCGTTCGGAGCTCGCCTACCAGCTCGCCAAGCGCTCGGCCGAGATCAAGCGCGACATGGAGAGCACCATCCTCACCAACCAGGCGGCCGCGGCCGGCTCGGCTGGTGTGAGCACGGCGCTGCGCAAGACGGCCTCGCTGTTGGCCTTCCTCAAGACCAACACGGACAAGGGCACGGGCGGCGCCGATCCGGTGTACACCAACTCGCCGACGGCGACGCGCACGGACGCGACCGCCGCGAACCTGCGCACCTTCACGGAGGCCATCCTCAAGTCGGTCATCCAGAAGGTCTGGGCGTCCGGCGGCACCCCGAAGGTGCTGATGGTGGGTCCGGTCAACAAGGCGCGCGTGTCGGGCTTCGCGGGCATCGCGGAGATCCGTCGCGAGGTGACGGGCAACCGTCAGGCGACCATCATCGGCGCGGCCGACGTCTACGTCTCCGACTTCGGCAGCGTGAACGTCGTCCCGAACCGGTTCCAGCGTGAGCGTGACGCCTTCGTGCTCGACCCCGAGTACGCCGGCGTTTCGTTCCTGCGTCCGTTCAGCACGGTCGAGCTCGCGAAGACGGGCGACGCCGAGAAGCGGATGCTGGTGGTCGAGTGGGGCCTCAAGGTCCACACCGAGGCCGCGCACGGTCTCGCCGCCGACCTCACCACGACCTGATCGGGGTGATGTAAACTCGGGGGCGCCGGTAATGGTGCCGGCGCCCCTTGAGTTGAGGTGCACATGCAAGCGACGGGGAAAAGGCTTTTCGACTTCGACCCGACGACAGGCACCACGAAGTGGTGGCACTACGACGCCGACCGTGACGAGGCGACCATCGAGACGGTCTTCGAAGTCGGCGACATCGTGGAGCAGAACAAGGCCCAGTATGCCGCGACCGACGAGAGGACGCGGTGGGGCGAGTGGAGCAAGGTGGCGTCGATTCCGATGCCGTTGTTCTACCGGCTGAAGAAGGAGGGGATTGTGGACGACCCGGCTGCGATGAAGCGCTGGCTCAACGATCCCGACAACAGGTTTTTCCGGACTCGGCCGGGGCGCGTATGAGCCGCTCGGTCGCAGTCCTGGTCCCGGCACGGGACACGGTGATGACCTCGTTCGCGTACGACATGGCGCGCGCGATGTCGTTTCACACCGCGACAACGGACGATCGTGTGCTGCTTTACACCAGCCACGGGACTCTGATCGCCTCTCAGCGGATGGAGCTTGCTCGGCAGGCTCTCGAGGAGAAGGCGGACTATCTCCTCTGGCTTGACTCAGACATGCGGTTCCCGAAGGAGACCATCGGGCATCTCATCCTGCGCGACAAGCCGATCGTGGCCGCGAACTACGCGACGCGCCGGATGCCGGTGAAGCCGGTGGCGATGATGGACAACAACGGGGAGATCGGGCGGGTGTACACCGCGCCGGACTCCGAGGGCCTGCAGCCGGTGGACTACATCGGCATGGGCGTGATGATGGTGAAGCGCGAGGTGTTCGAGAAGGTGGAGGCGCCGTGGTTTGCGATCCCCTACTCGACCATCGGGAATCACTACATCGGCGAGGACGTTTTCTTCTGCAAGAAGGCGCGCGAGGCGGGATACGAGGTCCTGTTGGACCATGATCTCTCGCATCAGGTGCGTCACATCGGGACCTTCGAGTACTCACACGAGGGCGCTTGGGCGATGAAGGAACAGGTGGATGGCCCTCAACTCATACAGCGCGCTTAGGGCGAGCATCGCCGACTGGCTGAACCGGGACGACCTCACGGCGACGATCCCGGACTTCATCTCGTTGGCCGAGGCGCAGCTCGAGCGCCGGCTGCCGGTGCAGAAGCGCACGCAGCGCTCGACGGCGACCATCGACACGCAGTTCTCGGCGCTGCCGTCGGACTTCGTGTCGGCCAAGTCACTGGTGCTGACCTCGACTGCGCCGGTGCAGCCGCTCACCTTCCTGACCGAAGACGAGATGGACTCGAAGAAGTCGGTGTACCAGGCGACTGGTCGGCCGCTCTTCTTCGCGCTCATCGGGAGTCAGATCGAGGTATTGCCGATTCCCGACACCGGGTACACGGCGGAGCTGACCTACGTGGCGACGCTCGCCAAGCTCTCGGACGCGAACACCTCGAACTGGCTTTTGGAGCGGCACCCGGACGTGTACCTGTACGGGGCGCTTTTGCAGGCGGCGCCGTACCTTCGCGACGACGAGCGCGTGGCGCTCTGGACGCCGCTCTATGGGCAGGCCATCGAGGACATGATCTTGCAGAACGAGCGCGCGGCATTCAGCCAGGGACGCATGGCGATGACGGTGCGGCCGACGCGGGTGATCCCGTGAACATCGCAGAGCTTGGGACGGTGCGCGTCTTCACGACGGTGGACCGTGGGTTCACGCCGGAGGAGATCGCCGAGCGCGCCATCGACAAGATCATTCACGTGGGTGAGCGGAGCCACCCTTTGCTGTTGGAACAGGCGAAAGCATTCCGGGAGCAGATTCGCGCCGTGTTAATCCACTACCTTGCGGAAGCGCAGCAGAACGAGCGGATGACGATTGCCGCCAAGCTGCGCGCCGCCGGGCATTCCTCAATCGCAGACTTTCTCGGAGAACTCTGATGGCGATCACGCAGGCTATGCCGACCTCTTTCAAGGTCGAGCTCTTGAACGGAATCCACGCCTTCGGCACCACGGTGACCCGTGGTAGCACGGCGGCTGACACCTTCAAGTGTGCGCTCTACACCTCGTCGGCGACGCTTGATGCGTCGACCACGGCGTACAGCACCACGAACGAGGTGGCGACTGGGGGCGGCTACTCCGCGGGCGGCAACACGCTGACCACGGTGGCGCCGACCTCGAGCGGCACGACGGCCTTCACGGACTTCGCCGACACCACCTGGTCGACCTCGACCATCACGGCGAACGGTGCGTTGATCTACAACAGCACTCAGTCGGACCGTGCTGCGGCGGTGCTGGCCTTCGGGTCTGACAAGTCGTCCTCGGGCGGCAACTTCACCATCCAGTTCCCGGCCGCGGACGCGTCGAACGCCATCATCCGGATCGCCTGACCGTGATTCTGCTGACCAGCACGTCCGACCTCATCCGGCTCACGACGAGTGACGCTGGTGCGGTTCATGTGCAGGCGTCGTATGTGGACCTGAGCGGTACCACGGTCACGCCGGGGCGCACGAATACCGTCATCTCGACGGCTACGACCACAACGGTGGTGGGGTCGCCTGCATCCTCGACGCAGCGCAACCTCAAGTCGCTCATCGTGTTCAACGACAGCGCTACGGCGGCGAATCAGGTCACGATTCTCCACACGGACGGCACTACGGCGGTGGACCTGTATCAGGTCTCGCTCCCGGCGCAGACGGGTGTGGTCTACACCGATGGTCAGGGCTGGACGCTCTACGGCAACACGCGCCCGACGAACACGCAGACCTTTAGCGCGAACGGCAACTGGAACAAGCCGACGGCCTTCACGCCGAAGGTGGTTCTGGTTCGTGCGTGGGGTGCGGGCGGTGGTGGCGGTGGCGGTGGAAGCCTGTCCACGGCTGTCGTCACGAAGGGCGGTGCAGGCGCGGGCGGTGCGTGTCGCGTGGAGGCCATCTTTACGGCTGACGCGCTGACCAACACGGTGAGCGTGACCATCGGCGCGGGCGGCGCTGCGGGCGCTGCGGGTGCGGCTGGCGCTGCGGGTGGTTCTGGCGGTATCGGTGGCAATACGACCTTCGGCTCGTACCTCACGGCCTACGGTGGCGGCGGTGGCGAAGGCGGCGCGATTTCGGCTGTCGCAACGGGTGGCGGCGGCGGTGGTGGGTGTCATGCTGCGGGCGGGTCTGGCGCTGCCGGTGCGATTGGCACCGGAGGACTGCCCACCGGGTCAACAACTGCGCCCGGTATTGCCGGTCAGGGAATGTCCGGCACCAATGCAACCTCGACCACGCATTACGCTTGGGAAGGCGGCGGTGGTGGTGGTGGTTCTACAAATACCGCGACAGGCTTCGCGGGCGGCGGTTCCGTGTGGGGCGGCGGTGGTGGTGGGTCTGGCGGGCATCGTAGCGCAACGCCTGCGGTCGTGGTGGCAACGGCTGGCGGCGGAAATCTCTCTACTGTCGGCGGCGGCGGCGTGGCAGGAACGGGCGGCGCAACTCCAACGGCGGGCGGTACCGGCGCGGCCACCAACGGCGTGGCAGGCGGTCAAGGCGGCGGTGGCGGTGGCTCTACGGTCACGGCCTCGACGAACGGCGCTGCGGGCGGAGCGGGCGGTCTTGGCGGCGGCGCAGGCGGCGGCGGTGGCGCGGGCAACGACCCCGGCACGGGCGGCGCTGGTGGCGTCGGTGGCGACGGGTACTGCATCGTAATGGCGTGGTGACGCCGTGATTCTGCTTACCTCGACGGCGGACAAGGTGCGGGTAGTCACGGGATCGGCAGGGACGATTTCCGTCCATGCGTCATTCGTTGACCTCTCCGGCACCACGGTCACGCCTGCCCGCACGAATACGAGCATCACGACTGCGACCACGACCGATGTGGTTGCATCGCCCGCGTCCTCGACGCAGCGCACGGTCAAGGTGCTGTCCATTTTCAACGATGGCGCAAGCCAGACCGTGACGGTGCAGCACACGGACGGCACGACCACGGTTGACCTTTGGGCGGGTACGCTCGCCGCGCAGTCCGGCATCGTGTTTGATGAGGTCTGCGGGTGGAAACTGCTCGGCGCGGAAACGCCTGCCGACATCCAAACGTTCACAATGCCCGGTGGTCGCTGGAACAAGCCGACCTCTTTTCAGCCGTCATTCGTGCTGATGCGAGCATGGGGCGGCGGTGGGGGCGGTGGAGCGGGAGCGAGCCTTGCGACTGCTGTTGTCGCAAAGGGCGGCAGCGGCGGCGGTGCGGGCGCGATGGCGACTGCCATCTTCCCTGCGGCGCTTTTGCCTGATGCGCTCACGGTTGCGATTGGCGCGGGAGGGGTGGCCGGAATCCCCGGCGCTGCGGGCGCTGTGGGCGGCGCTGGCGGCAACGGACAGCCCACACGAATTGCGACATCAGGAAACCTTGCGACTGCCACAGGATTTCCTGCGTATCTGTTTGTCAGCGGCGGCTTCGCAGGGGGCGGCGGCGCGATTTCTGCCACCACAACCGCTGGAGGCTCTGGCGCGTCCTCTCATTCGGGTGGGTTTGGAACGCTTCCCGGTGCCGGGTATTCGACCTCTGGCACGACAGGCGGTAGCACTGCAACCAACGGCCCCGCGTGGGAAGGCGGCGGCGCAGGCGGTGGTAGTAGCAATACGCCTGTCTCAAACGCTGGTGGCCGTTCCCAATGGGGCGGCGGCGGCGGTGGTTCTGGTGGGCATCACAACGCGACGCCTGCTGTTGTCGCGGCCTCTGCCGGTGGACTGACTGGCCCCACGGTCGGCTCGACTGCCTCTGGCGGCGGCGGCGCTGCGGGAACCTCTGGCGCGACTCCGACTGCGGGCGCGAACGGCGTCGACGGTACGAACGAATACGGCGGCACCGGAGGTGGCGGTGGCGGCACTACGGTTGCAGCATCTACGGCGGGCGCGAACGGCGGTCGCGGTGGCCGCAACGGTGGCGGTGGCGGTGGCGGTGGAGTCGGAATGAACCCCGGCCTCGGTGGGCGCGGCGGTCAAGGTGGCGACGGGTACGCGGTGATCATGACATGGTGAACAAGAAGCGATTTGCAATCGTGCGCGAGGCCGATGGCTTCGTGGTCAACGTAACGGTGTGGGACGGCATCACGCCGTGGAACGACCTGCCCGATGGGCAAGTGGCGATGGAGTGTCCGGCGCAGGTCAGCCCCGGCTGGTCGTACATCGACGGCGAGTGGGTCGAGCCTCCGCCCGCTCCGCCCCCGGTTGACCCGCCGCCTTCAGATCCCCCGGCTGACGAGTAACCCGTGGCACGGGTCGGCACATTTGACCCGCAACTGGAGCCGAAGGCGTGGTTTGACACGCAGGCGGTGCCGGAAGGTTGGTTCGTCGATGACCTGCTTGGGGTCGCAAGCGGCGCAGTGACTGTCGCCGTAACTGGCGTCCAGGGCACGACCGCGCTCGGCTCGGTCACGGTCCTCGCTGGTGGCGGTGTAGATGTTGCCGTCACCGGGGTTGTCGGCACCACGGCAATCGGGAACGAAACTGTCCTGACCGGAACTACGGTTTCGGTCACAGGCGTAGTCGGCACGACCGCGCTCGGAAACGAGATCGTTCTCACTGGTACGACCTTCTCCGTCACCGGCGTGGTCGGCACGACCGCGCTTGGGTCGGTCACCGTCGCCACGGGCGGAGAAACCGTCGTGCCTGTCTCCGGCGTCGCCGCGAGCGGCCTCGTCGGCACCGTCACGGCGCTCAC